ATACCTGCGGTAAGGGTGGCAACGCAGCTAACTTAGTGTGCATACTAGAGAACTTGGAGTTTAACGATGGCCTCAAACGTGCAGTCGAAATTGCTGCTGGAAGCGGCGCAACAATACGCACAGTCAATAAGTCCAGAGGCTCTGGCCGTACTCGAAGGACGTGGGATCTCTGAAGAAACTGCTGGACTGTTTCAGTTAGGAACTATTACTAACCCCATCAATGGTCACGAGATGTATGAAGGGTGGCTATCCATCCCATACATCACAGCATCTGGTGGTTGTGTTGGCTTTAAGTTTAGACGATTAGATGATGCTAAGCCTAAGTATGGTTCACCTACTGGGCAGAAGGCGCACCTGTATAACGTATGTGACATCACTGTTGATTCACCTTACATCGTTGTATGTGAAGGTGAACTAGATGCGATAGTTACTAGCGGTGAGCTTGGTATACCTGCCGTGGGTGTACCTGGTGTAGCTGCTTGGAAGCCACACTTTCCAAAGCTATTTGCAGGTTATGAAACTATCTATGTTGTTGGTGACAATGATGTTAAAGAGGATGGGTCTAACCCTGGTGCAGAGTTTGCTAAGCGTGTGGCTAACGAGGTAATGAACTCACAGATTGTTACACTACCACCAGGTATGGACATCAATGATTACTACTTGGCTAATGGAATTGATGCTACGAGAAAGTTACTGATAGGGGAGTCTAATGTATGACGATGACAAGAAGCGAGTGGGACACGATGCTACAGACTTTGCAGCATATGGGCTTCCAGATCCTTTTAGTGGATATGCAAAGCGAGACGATAACAATACGTCCTATACCGACTCGATAGACTTTGACCACGTTAAGTTTGTTACTGATATGTGGGAAGTCTTAGATGGTGCAGGTAACCTGCTCATCAAGAAGCACAAAGACTACGGCCCAACCAATATCAGCCTATCTCCTGGTGGACCGCTCAATGGTTTGCGTGTGCGTATGCACGACAAGACTGCACGCATCAACCACTTGATTGATAGCGGTGCAACACCAGAGAACGAGTCACTACGAGATAGCTTCATTGATTTACTGAACTACAGTGCTATCGCATTGATGGTCTTAGATGGTAAGTGGCCTCGTGACTGAGCTGCACCCAGTAATCTATGACCTAGTGCCTAGCGTCGCTAACACTATCCATCGTAGGTATAAAGCTTACGTAGAAAAGGATGATGTAAAGCAGGAACTGATTGCTTGGTCTATGACTAGGGCAGAAGATCACATCATTGATCTAATGGAACCTGTTGAGGAAAGACGTAAGCACAACGAGCAACGCATTGCCTGGCAGATGAGACGTGTAGCAGAACGTTATGCACGTAAAGAGAAAGCTGCTAAGTCTGGCTATCAGACTAATGATGAAGCCTACTACGAGTCAGCTACCCTTGGTCAGTTGCTTCCCTTTGTTATTGCATCAGTCATAGATGGCACAGTATTAGAGCAGGCACAAGAGATGATTAGAGATGGGCAACCTAAAGGTTCATCATCTCCAGCAGAAGGTGGCAACCTACTTGCTAACTTAATAGACATCAAGAATGGCTTTCTTAAACTAGACCAAGAGGACCAGGCTATCTTGCGTATGCGCCATCACGAGAGCTTTACCCTGCAACAGATAGCACAGGTATTAGAGTGTGCTATCTCTACCGCAGATCGCAGGTGTGCTCAATCATTGCGTAGACTGCAGGATAATCTTGGCGGGGTTAGCCCCTGGCAATGAACAGTATCTACAATGAAAACTGTTTGGACACTATGAAAGGTATGCAAGATAACTTCATAGACCTAACAGTTACATCTCCACCTTATGATGGCCTAAGAGTGTATAACGGATACTCATTTAACTTTGATTCAGTTGCTTCTGAACTGTACAGAGTAACCAAGCAAGGTGGTGTAGTTGTATGGATAATAGGTGATTCTACAACTAAAGGTAGTGAGTCTGGTACATCTTTCCGCCAAGCTTTAGGATTCAAAGAAGCAGGGTTTAATCTGCACGATACTATGATCTGGCGTAAGAGTAACCCTATGCCAAAGTTTAGAAGCAAGCGTTACTTTGATGTCTTTGAGTATATGTTTGTACTGTCCAAAGGGCAACCTAAAACCTTTAACCCTTTGATGCAATCTAATAAAAGAGCCGGTGAGCTTTATGATTACACTGCCAAAGTAAAAACTAAGGGCAAGGTTAGAACCAAGAAAACATTTAACATCAATGATGAGCGATACAAAGATAACATCTGGGAGTGTGCTGTTGCTAAGAACGATACTGACCACCCAGCTGTATTTCCTGAGTCTTTAATTGCAGACCATATAAAATCGTGGAGCAATGAAGGTGACATAGTTTACGATCCATTTATTGGGTCAGGCACGACAGCTTTGGCGGCACGTTCGCTTGGTCGTGTCTATATAGGCAGCGAAATAAGCCAAGAGTATTGTCAGATTGCAGAGAGTAGACTATCTTGAACGAAGAGTTATTGTTTACCTTCTTGCGTGAGAGTTTGTATCCTGATCTAGTAAAGAGTGAGGGCATCTTCGATGCCTATGACTGTATCTCCAAGCAAGCAGGACACTACATAGAGTTAAAGTGTAGGGCTGTTCACTACAACACTTTGCTGATTGAAGAGATGAAGTATCGTAAGTTGATTACCCAAGCTGCAGAGCGTGAACTTATTCCCTACTACATCAACTCCACTCCGCAGGGTATCTTCTCTTTTGATCTAATGGATTTGCCAGAACCAGTGTGGTTTAACCACCAGATGCCTGCGACTACAGAGTTTGATCGCGTCGAGAAGGTTGAGAAGCTGGTAGGATACCTACCAATAGAGGAAGCGGTACAGTTATGACATATGAAAAAGCCATTGAACAGTTTGAGATAGATCGTAAGTTCACTGAGATTATTCTTTACAGTTATGTTGGTTGGAAAGAATAAATGCAATACGACTACCGCTGCCCTGATTGTAATGCAGTGCTAACCATTGAACGCAGTATCCACGAAGAACCACGCGACCCTTCTTGCTTTGATTGCCACATAACTATGGTGCGTAAATGGGACTCACCTGGTGTCACCTTTAAGGGTAAAGGGTTTTACTCTACTGGCGGATAGTGTATACTTTAGATCTTGGTAGGCGACCGCCTATTGAGTGCTAGCAAGAAGCCCCCGTCAGTTACGGCGAGGGCTTTTTGTTTTGTTAAATGCTAGCTTCTAAACATTCTAAGCATTTGGTTTGACCTTCCGCGACGGTGTCATTACCACACTCTTCGCAGATCTCTTCCAATGTGTCACCTTAATCAGCAGCTTGGATACCTTCCACTATCCACTCTACTACTGGTACTGCAATAGCGTTGCCCACTTGGCGATAGCGTGTCGAGTCAGATGATTGCTCCGTCCAGTTGTCAGGAAAACCCTGCAACCTCTCACACTCAACAGGCGTGAGCCTGCGTATTGGTTCTTTCTTGTTGACTACATAAGGCACTCTTGCCCCACCAGTTCCCCAGTAAGTAGCCACAGTTGGTGAGTACTTATCGTAGAAGCGTGTGTCGCTTACCCTTGTAGCCTCAAACAACATAGTGCGATCTGATACATCTTCCTCTTGCGTTTTGTGGGCAACCACATTTTCAAAAGCTTGGCGCAGTTTCTCCGGTAATGATGGGCTTCTACGAAGTACTCCCTCTGCAGCTTTTGCTGTTAAATAATATTTCTGCTGGTTCGGTTGAGTCTTCACCACGCTTTCCAACAATGAATACTCGGCGCCTTCGCTGGGGTATTCCGAAGTGTTGAGCATCAAGCACACGCCAGCTGAGAGAATACCCGAGGTCGGCCATAGTCCCGATGACGACTCCAAAATCTCTTCCTTTGTTACTGGATAGCAAACCAGGGACATTTTCGATGATGAAGTATTCTGTTTGCGTTTCTTCCACAAGTCTTGCAATCTCCCAGAATAACCCGCTTCTTTCCCCAACAAGGCCAGCCCTCTTGCCAGCAACGCTGAGGTCTTGGCAGGGAAATCCTCCTGTAATAATTCCTCTGCTTGGATTAAATCCTGCATCTATTAGATCCTTTCCCTTTACTGTAGTTACATCTGTAAATTGTTTTGCGTCAGGAAAATGTTGTGCCAGTACATCTCTGCACTTGGCATCTATCTCCACATTGGCAACGACCTTTACGCCTTGGCGTTGCATAGCAAGATCAAAGCCTCCAATACCAGCAAAGAGGCTAACTCCCGTTAGCATCAGTACCAGCCTCTGCGATCTGAATGTCGGAGAGAGCTGCAGAAACTGCCTCCATAGCGGTGTTCAACGTATCGTATAGCGTGAAGGATTTGAAGTTCAGGTTGTCCACTACGCTCTCTAAGGAGTTGAGCAATTCCGAAAGCTGAGCTAATTGGTTTGCCCGAAGAGTTTCTTGGGCGAGCAAGGTGGTCGAAGCGGGATTCACGGGTCCAAAGTGTGACCGCACACTCTCTCTGTTGTGCGTTGTATCCGAGTGCTCTGAGGAAACTAACTGCAAGTGCCTTGTTCTCACGCTTCTCCTCCATTGTTGCTTTCGTTCTCTCTGTCATAATCGGTACGTCCTGCGACATCTGGGACGGCGTTCGCCCTTGTACGTGTACTAATACTAAGCTTGCCGTCACCAACAAGACTCCAAATAGTGCCTTCTTGTTCATCTAGTTCTTTCTCCTCCGCTAGTAAATCTCTATACAGATTGGGGTAAAGGTGAGACAGGCGCACTAGCGCACGATCTCTTGCCCTTCTATAGTTTCTGTAGTGGATAGATTGCTTTCCACTTACTTGTTTCATCTTCCTACCTCTCTTGCAACGTTGATTAAATCTGTTACATCAATTGTTTGCCCCACTAGGTGGGCATCTTCCTCATCACTATCCCACGCACTAATCAATAGGCGTGAGCCTTTCGGTGCTAGGAACAGCCAGCGCATAGCATCTATGCAGCTCGAGCCTCCCCAAGTGTTCTTCCCATCAGGCTCTACCACTTCATAGAACAAGATCAGGTCAGACTTTGGTGGGTGTATGGTGTATACATTACTCATTTTCCTCCTCCTCAAACCCAAAAAGCTGCGAAAGTGCTGAGTTCGCCCTCTTTAGGTTAGCGATAGCTTGGGCTATCTCCTCCTGCTTTAGATCTATCTCGGCTTGATTGAGGCATAGGTCAATCTTTGCCTCTAAGTATTCTCTATTCATTTGCTTCCTCCATTATGTTTTAGTCCACAGTTCTCACATACACCAACAGAATTAAACTCTCCACAATTAGTAGGGCATTGGTAGCCCTGCCAACGGTGGCAGATTGGACAGTTATTCATTTCCCTCTCCCTCGTTCTCGTTTTCATACCACTTACCGCAAAAGTCGCATTGGACTAGATTGTCACCCATTACTCTTCTCCCTCTTCTTTCAGTACTCTACCGTTGAAATCACTACTTATTATCTTCCACGCATCTTCTTCCCCAAAGAATAAACTCCAATCCCACCAGCGCGGATCTCCGTCATAGGTCTCTATCTCCAGGGTGATAGTCCACTTATCTTTCATTTTTATTACCCTCCCACTCTCTTAATTCTTAGGGGAATGTGTTCGTTTCTCTTATAGACAGACAGGGTAGCGTTAGCCTCCTCTAGTGTCTCCTCCGTAGTAAGTAGATCCCAACCATAGCCGTAGTTTCCTTGTATCTCGTACTCATAATCTTTCACTTACTTTCCTCCTGTTCTGTTTTTACTGACACGATTTTAGTCTGGTATTCCACATTGTCTCCCTCACCGGTGACAGGTTCCTCAACCTGTGCCACGAGCTGCAGGATTAACATTGAAATTTCATCATCTGTTAGTTCCTTGTCTGTCAAAAATGAAATCGAAATCGTGTAGTTGTTGTCCACTAGTTGAGCCTCCCTTTATTGTTGACTAGTTGCCTCGCCAAGCCTATCGCCTCTCGTTTTGTATAGCCAGCAAATATGCGTTCCCCAAGGTCTCTCTCTCCCTCGTAGGCTCGGACACGCCAAAACCCACCGAGGATATTGTTCCCATCTTTTTCTGCTATCAGCTGAATTTTCATTGGTCTAGCACCTTTCTATATGCCCTCTCTATCCGAGCTTTTGTACACTTTACGCAGATTTTAACCGCGTAATGGTCATATTGGAATAGGTTGCCACAATCCTCGCAGACCACATTTTCCACTATTCGACCTCCTCAACCGCGTAACCCTCGTATTTTAGGGCGTGATTCATAGAGTATGAATGGGTGCGGTGAAAGTAAACCACTACCTCTAGTTCACTCTTTACTCTCTTAACCTCTACTCCGTCGCGCTTTATTAGGTAACTCATTATGCAACCGCCTCTAGGTAGTAGCCGAATTGGGCATATAGTTTTATTAACCGCTTTACACAGGCAGGGCTTAGTTCGCCCTCTCCCACAATTTCCTTGGTTTCAACATCAATCAAGCGTGTGTACGCCTTAGATTTTTTCACCTTGGGTTCTCCCTCTCTCTTTATTTTAGTTTTCCGATTAGAAAACTACCCACACCCTGCAACCTGAAAAGCTGCAGGGCGTGAGTAGGTCGCTATTCCTTGTGAATAAAGTGCCATAGTGAGGCGGTAATCGCCCCGACTATTAGACCCCAAAACCCAAGGACACCGAACAGGATTAGTGCATCATCAAGCAAGGTATTTCCTCCCATCTCGGACGAGAGACTTTCCCCCGACCTAGTGCGCCCTCGGGTATCGAACCCGACTAGATAGCCGACCTATGGGCGCGAACCTGCTATTTAATCAAGAGTTCGCAATCACTTTCCTCAATGCCTGAGACAACTTTTGGGTGTAGTTCTCGGGTCATAGCCTCAAATGCCTCGCTTGGCCAACCTGAACCGAAAACGCGACGCAATAGAATTGTGAGTGCGTATTTAGGGTTCGCCTCGGTTGCCTTATCTAGTGCCAAATACGCTTGGGTTGTATCGCCTAGGCGGTAAAGGAAAGAGGCGCGGATTGAGTTAATCGGTGCAATTTCCTCGGTGATAGTCGTATCGTTTAGGTAATCCATAAACGCGAGAACAAGCTCGGGAGTGTGATTTTCTGCAGTAATGCCTAACGCGAAATCGCGTAATTGAATGTCGCGTAGTGAGTGCGCCACGCTAGTTTTTAATGCTGTTTCAACTGTGCCATTCATTTCGAATTCGATTAAAGCATTTCGAAATTCATTTACTGCCTGTGCTTGGGTCTTTACTGTTGTTTCCATTTTCATTTATTCCTGTTCGGTAATGGGTCGCAGGGTTGCGACCTAGTGAAAATTGTACAGGACTATCCCCCATAGTGAGGACATTTTCCAGGGTAATTTTCCAGGGGGAATTTCGCCCTGGTGTGTTCTCCTGGGTTCGGTTTCGGGTCAATTTCAGCTGGGTTTCGGGGTCGGTTCGCCTTGGTCAATTTCAAAATGGATCCAAATTCGGTCAGGGCTTGGGGCTTGGGTCGGCTCGGGTTCGGGTTGCAGCTCGGGCGCAACTCGGGTTCGGGGTCGCTTGGGTTGGGTCGGTTGGCAGGGTTTCAGGGTTCGGTCGGTCGGTTGGGTTGGTTGGGTTGGTTGGTTCGGGTCGGTCGGCTCGGGTGCCTTGGGTCAGGGGTCGGGCTAGTAATCGGCTCGGGTCGGCAGGTCATCAGGTCGGGCAGGTTGGGGAATTGTTAAGGGGTCGCGGTCGGAGTATTAAGTCTTGGGGGGTGCCGAATAACTAGCAAGCCCGAACAGTTGTTCGAACCGCGCAGAACAGCGCAGGGCAGGGGGGCAGGGCGCAGAACAGGCACCGCCAGCCAAAAAACGCGCACCCCCCGTTGTTGAAATGTACACGGTACTACTCTGTGTACTGCCACAAAAAATATTTGCTAAAGTGAAATGCAGTACTTTCAAGCTTCTGACCTGCGGTTTTATATACTGTGATACAACTCACATTCTAAAAACGAGAAATGCGTTAAATTTCCTGCCTTATATATAGTAAGGGGCTTTAATAGGAAAGACCCTGAGCAGTTAACGGTTGGCCTCTAGCGAGGCCCCTAGGCCGAGTACTAACTTACCCCTCAGTTCGCTGTGGCTCCTTCGGGCGCTAAGCCCGATCTGCCTAGTACTTTTAGTGGGGATAGGACTATCTACTGGTAGATGAAACCTTCCTCGCCTAGTATAAGGAATCTCTGATTCCGGCCGAGGCCTACGCGCCTCGTGTAAAAATAAACCGATTCCGGCCGGTCCCCAATAAATTTTAGGAGATCACGTGGCTGACAATAGTGCTGATATCGCCAAGAGAATCATCCTTGGCTGTGTAGCAGAGGGTATGACCATCGAGCAGGCTTGTGCCTCCGCTGGTAAATCCATTAAGACTTACGAGTACTACCGACGTACCGATAAGATATTTACAGACAAGGTTGACCGAACACGCCTGGGTCTCAAAGACAAGAGCTTTATTGACTCCGATGTCCACGACATTACCTTTGCCGAGTTCCGCCAGAAGTTCTTGCACTCCCAGACATTTCCACACCAGCAAAATCTGGTAGATATGATCGAGGGTAGAGAACCTGGTTGGCTACACCCTTCTATGAAGTATGAGCCAGGACTGGCTAGTAATAGAATCCTGATTAACATTCCGCCCAACCACGCCAAGTCAATTACGATCACGGTTGACTATGTAACGTGGCAGGTAGTACGTAACCCCAACTTTAGAGTTTTGATTGTTTCCCAGACCCAGCAGTTAGCTGCCGACTTTCTCTACGCCATCAAGCAACGCCTGACTCATCCGATGTATGAATCACTCCAACAGGCTTACGCTGCTGGCGTAGGGTTTAATTCAAAATCAGCATCCTGGCAGGCAACCCGCGTCACCTTTGGTTCCGAGCTACGTGAGTCTAGCGAAAAAGACCCGAACATCGAAGCCATTGGTATCGGTGGTCAGATCTACGGTAAGCGTGCAGATATGATTATCGTAGACGACGCTGTTACCTTAAAGAACGCTAACGAGTTTGAGAAGCAGATCCGCTGGTTAACCCAGGACGTACGCTCTCGTTTGAACCCTACGGGTAAACTTGTAGTTATTGGTACGCGAGTTTCAGCTATGGACCTATACCGCGAGCTGCGTAACGAAGACCGCTACCCTGGTGGACTGGTCCCGTGGAAGTACTTGGCTATGCCAGCGCTTCTGACTACGCACGAAGACCCCGACAAATGGGAAACGCTTTGGCCTGCTAGCGATGCTGCCTTTGATGGTCAGATGGAATCTGACAAGAACGAAGACGGCCTCTATCCTAGATGGAATGGTCGCAACCTTTACAATGAACGCCAAGCTATGGATGCAAGTACCTGGGCTTTGGTGTATCAACAACAAGATATCTCAGATGATGCCATCTTTGATCCGGTATGTGTGCGAGGTTCTATAGATGGTATGCGTAAAGCAGGTCGCTTGGTTCCTGGTAACCCAGGCCACCCGCGTGATGTTAATGGCTTTTCTTTTATTTGTGGTCTTGATCCCGCTATGGTTGGTGATACAGCCGTCGTTTGTTACGCTGTTGATAGGGCTACACATAAACGCTACATCGTTGATGCTATTAAGATCACTAGGCCAACGCCTGCTGCGATACGCCAACTAATCTTTGACTGGACTTCCCTGTACCAACCCAGTGAGTGGATAGTAGAGAAGAATGCTTTTCAATCTTTCTTAACGCAGGACGAAGGCATCCGCCAGAACCTTGCCTCACGAGGCGTGTTACTGCGAGAGCATCACACGGGTAACAACAAGTGGGACTCAGGTTTCGGTGTTGCGTCTATGTCAACATTGTTTGGCACCAAGCAGTTCGACGGTAAGCACCACCGCGACAACCTTATCCACTTACCTTCAGACCAAACTGAAAACGTCAAGGCGCTTATCGAGCAATTGATTACGTGGTCACCTACAACTAAAGGCAAGACCGATATGGTAATGGCTCTGTGGTTCTGTGAGATCAGAGCACGCGAGATGCTTAACCAAGGTTTACACAAGACACACCATATGAAGAATCCTTTTCTATCTCGCTACGAGGTAGGCAAACGAACAGTTATCAACATAGATGAACTGCTCGCAGAAAAAGATCGTACGTTCATCTAAGGAGATAAAATGCCAGCAGCAAAGAAGCCAGCAGCTAAAGGGTCAGTAGCAAAAACTTTTGATACATCAAAGTTAATACCAAAGATGACTCCACAAGATGCAGCAATGCTTAAGATTCTAAAGAAAAAATACGGCGCAGACGTATATAAGAAGTAAGGAACCCACATTGTTATCAGTCAAAGAAGTTGACGCTAAGCTAGCACGCTTACGTACTCGCTCATCAGCGCGAGATCAACGTATGCGTGATGTGCTTTCGGTGCGTCAGGGAGATATCTCTAAGGTATACCCTGCAATGTTTTCAGAGGAATACCCAAAGCCTCTG